TGACGACGCTCAGATTGATAGGATCTGTGTAGGTTGTGGTCAACCGCAACATGATCTCTACGGTAACCGCTGTGTTCTTAGGGAGCAATGGCAAAGTAAAGATCGACCCTGCCAACACCACGCCAGCCAAAACCCCGAAAGATGTAGGAATCGTCGTCGAGTTGAAGTTCATGTTGCTGGCGGTCATCGTAGCTCCGTTTGAGGTGTAATGATAATACCCAATCAAGGAAGGATCCAATCGTGGTATCTTGTATATCATGTGGTAGGTAACCCACAACTCACCTAAAATCTGCCCCTCTGGTATGCCCGGTGTAACAGTACCAACGGTGAAGGTTCCGAAATCAAAGGATCCAGCTGCGCCAGAAGGAACGACGGTGTCAGGGCGCCGAATGTAATATTCTCCCACCGCAGGGCGGGCACATTCAACACCATATATGGCGTCTTTATCTGGACGAATGGTCAGCGCAAAATCACTATTTTCCATCCCGATCGCGTTTCTGAATTGCGGTGAAAACGGGTTCTCCGTAACGTTCATGATCACTTTACCCAACAAACTAGACGTAGTGTAGGGAGAGACTTGAGGCACGTAAGTGATCACCATTCCGACGATCCTATACTGTTCATAGTTCTGAGCGAGCTGAGCAGCAAAAGGAAACATAAGGTGGTTACCAGGATTTATAGTGAATTGCTTCTGAGAGAAATCGGAAGTGGAAACTACGTCGAAGAAATACTCGCGGTGGCACACAGATATGGAATTGTCACCAAATTGGGCTTGCATGCTGCCACTGGTCTTGGGGTTGACCAGGGAATTAGTCTTTGGGCACGTGTTGATATCGTAATCACCAGATCCAAGAATCTTAGATAAACGTGCCCCAGCCAATCTCCCCAAATTCCGCCCCCATTTCTCATTACCAAGGTAAGTACCGGCATGGCCTCCTACAGCCCCGCCACCTCCGACCAACAAGGACTTCAATGCAGTCTTAGCCACGGCCTTCATTTCCTTCTTCAGCCCATCCATGTTGTAAGCGCCGTTGCCTTTGATTTTGTTCCCACCGTTCTTGAGTCGAGGTTTGCTCCCGATCGGCTTCATCTTCTTCTTACCACCTCCCAAACCACATCCTCGGATTCGGAGTGTGCCTTCGTTGTCGTTGACGCGCAAGGTATAAGCTTCGTTCAACGGGCGGCCACTAAAAGACGCTACACTCCCGTGCTTAGCGACTAGTATACTCCCTGCGGCCACTTCAAAGACACGTTTACCATCTTCAGTGTCGAAGTATACTTGGATTTTGGGTAACACCATGACGCCAAAACATTCGGGTTCTATAACATCGATAAAATCCGTGAACTTCTTGCCATCACTCACTGCACGCCGCAACGTTTTCCTCGCGGCTTTCCCAGGCACCCTTCCGAAAAGAACTTTAACCGGCAAAATCGGACCAGCAACGACTTCGTTGTTCACGTCGTCGTTTATGTCGATTTCATCCCAAACGCATTCAGAAAAATCGACC